CAAACTTCATGTTGCTGGCGCAAGCGGAAACGGATTAACAATTAGCGGTAGTGGTGCAACAGGAGTTTTTAGACCAAGTTCGGCTGGCGTAGAGTTAGGAAGTTCATCTGGTGACAATACTGTATTTTTATCTGGAAGTGCCACAGAGCGTATGCGTATCACTTCTGGTGGTAATTTGCTATTAGGCACTACAACCAATGTTGCACTTTTAACTGAAATACAAACCACAACAGAAGGCAATTCAATGCACTATGTTAGTGGTAGTGGTGGTGGTGATTACAGTCTTAACGCTATGAATTCTGGCGGTCAAAATGGCGCAGCCGCCGGCATCAAGATGGGTAAAAATTCATCTACAAGTCGCTCAATAAACGCTGGTGGAACTATAAATGCTTCTGGTGCTGACTATGCTGAATACATGGTTAAAGCGGGAAGTTTTACTGTTGCAAAAGGCGATGTAGTTGGTATTAACACACAGGGCAAATTGACCAATGTATTTGCTGATGCCATTGCTTTTGTTGTTAAGTCAACAGACCCATCATATGTTGGTGGAGATGTATGGGGAAGTGAGCAAGCCCTTGGCTTAACTTATCCAAAATATCTTGCTGATGATGCAACTGAAGAAGAAAAATCCAAATATGCAAGTGATAAGTCTGCTTTTGAAACCGCATTAGAAGTTGCTAGACAAACAGTAGACCGCATAGCATTTAGTGGTCAAGTGCCAGTAAATGTTACTGGTGCAACGGCTGGTCAATACATTATTCCTATCAATGACAATGGCGCAATCAAAGGAGAAGCAATCAGCAATCCAACCTTTGAGCAATACCAAATTGCTGTGGGTAAGGTAATTGCCATTCAATCTGATGGCAGAGCAAAAATTATTGTGAAGGTGGCGTAATGGGACTTAATGCTTTTACCAAAACAGGCAACACGGTAGCTTTTACTGCTAACGTGGCTGCTCCAACGGCTGTTCAATGCTTGTCTACTACGCTTGGTGGCAATCAATATCGCATCATTAACTCTGGCTCTGTGACCGTATTCCTCGGATACGGCACAAGCGCAAGTGATGCAGGAAACAATGCGGTGGTTGTCACAACAACAGGATTGTCTTTTCCGCTACTTGCTGGAACAGACGAGATTCTTACTTTTGTGCCAAACGCTTATTTCACAGGCATTACTGCTAGTAGCAATGCTGCCGTGTATATCACTCCGGGCGATGGGATGTAATCATGTTAAAAACAGTAGCAATTAGTGGCGGTGGAACAAGCGGAACTGTTACCAATATAGCCACAGGCACGGGTCTAACTGGCGGTCCTATTACGACCACAGGCACGATTTCTATTGCCAATACTACTGTTACTGCTGGAACGTATGGCAATGCCTCTACTGTTTCTCAAGTCACCATCAATGCACAGGGTCAAGTAACTAATGCTGTAAACGTAGCAATTGTTGTTGCTAACTCTGCGGTAACTGGTCTTGGCACAATGGCTACTCAGAACGCCAATGCTGTTGTCATTACTGGTGGAACAATAAATTCCACTACTCAAACAACTGGCACATATACAAATGCCAACATTAGTTCTGTTGCAGTCACATTTCCAAATTCTTATTTAGCCAACAGTACAGCTACTCTTGGCAACACTACCATCACGCTTGGTAGCACGACTACCTCAGTCGGAAACCTAACGCTTAATAACGTGACCATTCCCTCTGGTTCTATAAATGTCCAGACCACAAACCATACTGCAAACGTGTCTGCAAATGCGACATTTGGAACGTCAAGTCTTTTGCTTATCCCGCAGGGGTATATCAATTTTGACCTTAACGGCACGGTTGTCAAAGTGCCTTATTACGCTGTCTAACCATGCAATTTCAAGACATATTCAATCTTGTTGGCGGTGCGCTACTACTCGGTGTGGGTTGGTGGTGTCGTGAAATATGGGACTCTGTAAAGAGACTCAAAGATGGTCTGCAAGCTATTGAGGTTGACTTGGCTAAGAACTATGCAACCAAGTCTGACATTAACTCTCGCCTAGACAAGATTGATTCTGTGCTAGAGCGTATCTTTGACCGCCTTGATGGAAAGGCTGACAAATGAACATGGACACGCTTTCTGCTGTTGAGTACGGCAACAACGACTCCTTGCAAGAGTTTTTGTTTGAGAACGGCTTGCAGCACAAGTTATTTCAAGAAGTGTTTATGGATAACGGGGTGAGTGTGCCTATTTTCCCTTTGATTGATGCTGATACAGCCAACCTAGATGACTGGCTGCTTGCTCACCAAGTTGAGCATCAAGCCTTTTCTGGTTTGTTGGGTTTGAATAATCCATTCAATATGTTGGATGTGGACTTCAACAATGAATCAGATTTTTACGATTGGCTGGCTAGTCACTTGTATATACATCAACAAATTACTTCTTCATTAGGACTCTAATATGGCTACAACAGCAGAAACAGCGTCACCATTAGCGCCAAAGATGCCTGATGTTGGGGTGTTGGACACCATAAAGAAGACTCGCGGAGAAGATGAGGATAAGACAATGAATGTCTTACAGATTGTTCAAGCGTCTATGGGTGACCAGTTGCCAGAGGGTACAAACATGGATACCTTCATGCGTAAGTTGGCTACTGCTCTAAGAGACCCAAATAACAAGATGGTTCAGATTGGAAACTCTGCTTTTCTAGTCACTTTGGTTGGTGATGGAGTGGTTGAGTTTCACACCTTCTCTGCTGAACAACCTCAGAAATTGCTTAAAAATTACTTGGGCTTGGCAAAGACTTTAAAGAACCAAGGCATAAAGAAGGCTACGACTTACTCTGACAGACCTGAGTTTGTAGACCTTGCTAAGAAGAGTGGTTTGCCTGTGAAGGTGGGTCAAAGTCAAAAACTGATGGCAGGGCAAATGAAACCTGTTTACACTTTTGAACTGGACTTGTAATGCCAGCAGTACCTTTTATTATTTCGTTTGCCGTTGACTATGCCATTGGCGCTGAGATAGCGGCTGCCGTTGGCACAGAAATTATGGGTAGCACTTTGCTTGCTGACGCTGCAACTGGCGCTATCAAAGGCGCTATAAGTGGCGGCATATCTGCTGCTGCCCAAGGCGGTGATGTCGAACAGGGCGTTACACGCGGTGCGGTTGGTGGCGCTGCTGGTGGTGCGGTAGCTGGTCAAATTGGTCAACCTGACCCAACGATAGACGCGCCAATGCGAGAAGCCTCTGGACTTTCTGCGGTTCTACCTACTCAGGTTGCAAAAGGCGGTGGTTCGGCTGCTAGTACGTTGGCTACTGGTGGCTCTCCTAAACAAGCGGTTGTTGGTGGTTTGGTAACTACTGGCTTAGATTACGCCTATGGAGACACTAAGGGTGACCCATTGGCTGCTGGAGAAAAAGCAGTAATTGGCAGAACTCTGACCGACTACTTTGCTCCTGCACCGACTAGAAGCGCACAGACTGTTGGCGGTGGCACGGCTGCCCCTGAACCAACGAGCGTAACAACAACTGGGGCTGGACAAGCACCGGGTTCTCAAGCATTGTCTCAAGCACTAAGAATTGGTGACCCCGGAGCGCCTATTCTTGGCTCTAGTGACAAGGAAACGGGTGACAAACAGTCAGGTTGGAACGTCAGTTCTCTAAGATACATGGGTCAGGAGAGTTAAATGAAGAAGATTGCAAAACTACTTAAAGCAGACCTTAATGGTTCTAGCGACCTAGCTGAAATAGCGGCTATGTTGACAAGCAAAGGTCGAGGTAACGATACTTTGCTGGCTCACATTACCCCTAGAGAAGCTGAAATTCTCAAAGCTGCCGGTGGTTCAGGCACGACTAACCCTGAGACTGGCTTGTTAGAGTTCTATGATGACTTTGAAGCCATGCCATCATCACAAGCAGAGTTTGCACAAGCTCAACAAGCGGCTCAACCTTCTCCCGTTTACCAAGGTGACGTTGTAGGTACTCAATTGCCTCCTTTAGCGGCTGAAGCAGCGCCAGCAGAAGCCCCCGTAGCGCCTACTTCACCTCTTTATGCGCCTCCTTCTGCAACTCAATTTGGGTACAGTTATGGCGTACAACCGACTGGTGGAGCAGGATTAACAGCCCCAGTATCAACAGAATTTGGTCCTTCTATACCCGCTATTCCTCGAATGGGGTATGGTGTAACGGACACCGTAGCTCCATCGGCAGTTTCGGAAACCACTTCCCGCCCCCCAGAAAAATCACTTTTTGACAAACTCAGTACTACTGATATGACTCGGCTAGGACTAGCTGGTGGACTAGGAATCTTGGGCGCACAAAGAGCAAGACAAGGTGCTGGACAGATACAAGCAGCCACACAAGAACAAAAGGCACTTGCACAGCCATATCAAACACAAGGTCAGGAACTTGTCAGAGCAGCACAGTCTGGAGAACTAACTCCAGCAAGCCAACAGTCTTTGCAAGCCATGCAAGCCCGTGTTGCACAAGGGGTAGAGGCTCGAGGCGGTGTAGGCGCACAGCAAGCGGCTGCCCAAATAGAATCCTTGCGCCAACAACTACTGCAAAACCAATACACCTATGGATTACAAATAGCACAAGTTGGTGACAACATTGCTTTGGGTGCAATCAGAACGGGATTGCAACTAGACAACTCATTACAACAAGCTACTGGCAACTTCTATACGAACTTGGCTATGGTTGCTGGCGGTATTCCTATGGCTAGGACAACAACATGAACGAAACCAAAGACCCAAATGTAGCCCTTGGTAGTGCTTTAGGCACAGACATGACCCCTGCGCCCCTCCGCGCAAAGCCTCAAGAAGACTTTGTAGCCCCTGATTATTCAAAGATTAAGACTTTGCCTAGTGTTTTGGCAGAGAAACAACGTGTGTCTGACTATGAAGTACAGGCATCAGCAGACCTTGAAAGAGCAAAATTAGACAAACAAGCAGACTTAGCTAGAGAGCAAGCCAAGAGTAGTCGAGAACTTGCTGACAATGTACGCACCAGAATTACTGAGACACAGGAAAAAGAGAAAGAATTTCCCTATCCTGAGTTCCATCCAACCAAAGAGAACGCACAAAGCCTTGGCGAATTGTTCAGCCTAGTGTCCACTATGGGCATCATGCTTGGTTCGTCAGGAAAGATGGCTGCGATGAACTCTTTAAACGCCATGAATGGGATGTTAAGTGGTTGGCAAAAGGGTAGAGCAGACCTTTTTAAGAGAGAAAAAGAAACTTTTGACAAAGAATTTAATCGTATCAAAGCGGTTAAAGACGAATTGAGAAAAGACTTAGCTGACTATATGGCGGTAGCCCCTTATGACAAGGAAGCAGCCATGTACAAGGTTGCTGAAATCTCAGCAAAGGCTGGAAGTGACTCAATTATTGCGTCTTTGACTAGACAAGGCAGAGCGCAAGCGGCTATGGGAGTTTTGGATTCTGCTCAAAAGATGATTCAGCACAAGGATGACAAGGACGCACAAGAAAGATTGCGGATGGCTACCCTTGCTGCCAAGCAAACGAAAGAAACTACTGTTCTTGGTGACCCAGATGTGAACTATGCGTTCCAGTTGGGTGTTCCAGTTGCTTTGCAAACTCCTTATAGAGGTTTAAATGACAAGCAAAAGATAACAGCATTTACAAGCGAACTCAAAAAAGCAGAGGATGAATTCAAAGCGGACAATGAGGCTACTAAAAAAGCCAGAGCGACCATTGATGCTATGACTGAAGCGGATGCTTTGAATAAGAAGATTACAACTGGTAAGTTAGCAAGAATACCCGGTGGAGAATCTGTCCAAACCATGATGAGTAGTGACGCTGCTAGGTTCAACTCTATTGCTCAAAACCAAGCTCGTAACGCTTATGTCAAGGGTGAGGGTGCTTTGTCAGACTTTGAGCGCAAGATGTTTGAGAAAGCCAACATCTCTCTTGGCAATCCGAGCGCAACAAACGACACAATCATTAGAGTTACTAAAGAGGTTGCTGCTAGAAATATTGAACACAATGATTTCATGTCAAGATACTTTGCTGCTAACAAAACCTTGTTTGGCGTTGAAGAGAATTGGACTAAATATCTTTCAGATAACCCATTGTTTACAAAAGACTCAACATCAGACAATCTTGTCTTGAATCCTGACCGCAAACCTTACATTCAATACTTCCAAGAGCAGTTAAGGAGTCAATATGGCAGATAAAGACGCTAACCAACAAGTCAAGCCAATTCCCTTTCCCGGTGGTGTTGCTGGCAAAGAGGCATTGCAAGGCGCAACTTTTGGATTTGGAGAAGAAATGTTGGCTGGTGGTCGTTCTCTCATGCCGGGGCAACCCAGTTATGAGCAGTCGGTCAAGGCAGAGCGTGAGCAACTAAGAAAGTTTGAGTCTGAGTCACCCGGTGGCGCAATGGCTGCACAGTTTGGTGGCGCACTTGTACCCGCACTTGCAACGGCTGGCATGGCTGAAGTACCCACTGTTATGCGAGTTGGTGGCAATCTTGCCTTGTCTGCGTTAGAAAAATATGCTCCTCAGTTTGCTGCTCGGTTGCCAGAATTTATTAAAAGTGGCGTTACTGGTGTAGAAGCGGGCATGAAAGCAGGAGCTGGTGGCGCAGAGAAGATGGAAGATGTCCCCGGTGAAATGGCTATGGGTGGCATGATTGGCGGTCCAATGGGAATGGCTGGAAGAATTGTGGTTGATGCTCTTGCCCCTGCCTTTAGAAACCTATTTGGAAATGTAGACAAGATTGCAGCGCAAAAGATTAAGAACGCATTAGAGGCAGACAAGACAACTCCAGAAGAATTGACCAAGCGTTTGCAAGAGTCAGGAAGAAAAGGTCAAGCAACCTTGGCAGATGTGGGCGGTGAGAACCTCAGAGGATTGATGCGTGTTGGCACTAATGTGCCGGGTGAGACAAGAGAGACCGCTACAAAATTCCTTAATGAAAGACAAGCAAACCAGTTTGCACGAATCAATCAAGATATAGAAGAAACCATGCTTGGCTCAAAAGCGGCTGATGTTAATTCTATGAAAAGAACATTGGACTCTGTTAGAAAGTCGGCATCTGACCCTCTTTATAAGCAAGCCAATGAGGTAAAAATAACAAATACGCAAGAGTTGGCTGACCTTCTCAAGCGTATGCCAGATAGTGTTTTGGATTCTGGAAGACGAATTTACAAGACCGAGGGCATACCCATCCCTAAGTTGCCCGGCAAGGTAGATGAGGTTGTTGAGAACGTCATCTTGGACTCTCAAGGCAATGTCATCAAGAGCAAACTCAAGCCTGACACCAATGATTTCAGAATCTATGACCTTGTTAAGCGTGGTCTTGATGAGGCTATTGAGGGTCAACAAGACAAGTTGACAAGACAATTTACTTCTTATGGTCGTGCCTTGGTTGACCTAAAGAAGCAATATTTAGAGTATCTTGACAAGGCTAACCCCGCTTATGGGGCAGCCCGTGAGATGTGGGCTGGTCCAACTAGAGCGCAAAGACTGCTCGATGAGGGCAGATATATGTTCTCTGCTGACCCATCTGCTTTGAACTACAAGATGTCTACCTTGTCACCTTCTGACAGACAGTACTTCCGATTGGGTGCTGCACAGGCGGTCAAAGAGACGTTGGCGGGTAAGCGAGACATGGTTGACAAGGCAACAGCTCTGTTCGCCACCCCAAGAAATCGTGAATTATTGCGCCCTATCTTTTCAAGCCAAGCCGCTTTCAATGAGTTTTCTAAGCGCATGGAATCAGAGATGGCTATGGCTCGGACAAGGGGTTATTTGTTGCCGACGGCAGGGTCAAAGACTACTGGACTAGCAACAGACATAGGTGAGTTTGGTGGCAGCGCAGAGCAAGGCGCATTGCCCAAGATGTTGACTGGTGACTTTGGTGGCGCTGCCCTACAGCTTGCCCCCGGTGTCTATGGCAAAACCACAGGTATGACTCCAGAGGTTGCATCTGCTTTGCAAAAGTCGTTGCTCTCCCCAATGGTTGATAGACAAAGTTTTATTAAACAAATTGCAGAAGCAAGAAAAGCAAGCGATTTGGCTAGAAGAAGGCAGGCTGCTGGCGCTAAAGCGGTAACTGTTCCTCTAGCCATACCCGGTGCAACCGAGCAAAACCGATAGGAGAAGCCATGCCATTAGCCAAAGGTTCTAGCAAAAAGACTATCTCTAAGAATATCCGCAAGATGCGGAAAGAGGGTTATCCACAGAAACAATCTGTAGCAGCCGCTCTTACAGCCGCCCAAAGGTCTTCTAGAAAGAGACGTAGGTAATGGCTAAGAAACAAAAAGGCATAAACCCTGACCTAGAGCAAGCCATCTCCGATATGCTCAAAGCGGTCATGGTTGACCCAACCGCAAGCATTACAGACAAGACCAAGGTGATTGACCGCGCCCTGAAACTAGAAGCCATCAAGCTCAAAATGAGTGATGACGAATGGGGTTCAGGTTTTGGTGCTGTTGATGAGGAAGATGAATAAGGTTAGACTATGAGTTCTATCAATCATCTAGGGGATAAATATGGACGGCATAGCTTTGGTGCGCTTGGCGTTAGGGGTCATCACAGACCGGCTCATCACGATTTTGGTTCTGATTTCGACCAGCATCATGTGTGGTTGGACAATGTGGAATCCAACGTGGGAGCGTGTGTCCACACTAGCGATATTTACAGTTTTCAGTTATCTTCTAGTAAGAGTCAAAGAAAGGACTTCAAATGAGCAAGAACAGACCACACCAACGTGACCATGAGAAGAATCAGCAGACTGCAACTGCTGTTCGACCACCTATTCCCCGTGACGCTACTGGCGGTATGCAACGCTGGCAGCCGGGTCAATTGCCTATGGGCGGTTACCGTTCAGTATTTGATATGTCTGGCAACGCTACACCGACCACAAGCCCTCTAAACACCAAGATGTCTCCAACTTCTGGTGGCGGTAAGAAGGTGTACTAATGGCTAATAACATTCCCTTCCAAGCGCAGGGCAAGACCTATAAAGCCAATGTCACTACTGGTAGCCAGACCGTTACTATCACGGCTGATAGCCCTTGTAATCAATTGTTGGTGTCAAACCATCAACCTACTGGTACTGGTGGGCAGCCTGTCTATTTTGTGGTCAGTTCTAACGCAAGCATAACGGCTACTGTCCCTACAAACGGCTCACCGCAGTATTGCCTAGTGTCTGTGCCGGGTTCTATCAAGTCCTACACCGTGCCAAGCCAATTTGGTTCAGCCAACGTCTACATTGCTTTTATTGGTGAAGCTGCATCAGAGTGCTACTTTACGCCCGGTGAAGGCTATTGAGGTAAACCATTGACCCGTTCTCTCTCTTGTTGGCAGCGCAGACGGCTTTTAGTTTTATTAAAAGCGGTTGCGAGATGCTCCACCAAGGGAGGATGGAACTTGAGGGTGCAAAGAAAACGGTTGAAGGCGCGATTGCAGATGTCAAGGCAATCAAGGGTATCTGGGACTGGTTTATTGGTTTCTTTGTCAAGAAGTCAACAATTGAAGCAAAACCAGTTGCTACCAAAAGTGTCGCTAAAGTTGCTGCTAAACAACAATCGTATGAGGAACTTGAACTCAAGCTCATCAGCGATGTTGGGACAAACCTCGGTGTCCTCTTTGACACGCAGCAACAGATTAACAACTACTATCGTGAACTAGAAGAGGAGTCTAAGACTAACTTCAATCCAGAGCAAAACACAAGCAAGAAAGCCATTGAGAGGGCTTTGATTGAGTTGCAAATGGAGAAGTTGATGGAGCAGACTAGGGAGGCGATGGTGTACGCGCCTCCTGAACTAAAGGATTTGTATAGCCGATTCTTGGTGATGCACGGCAAGATTGAGCGTGAACAGGAGTGGGCTAGGTCAGAGATGATTCGTAGGGCTAGACGGGCAAGGTGGGAGAAGGAACAGGAAGAGATTAGGTTCATTGAAATTACAAGTGGGGTAATTGCCGTGATGTTCGTATCTTTACTTTTTGGGTGGCTAATGTGGCAACTGCGCGTCTTGTCGGATGGGTTTTAGCAGGGGTAGCACTATGTATTATTGTTGCAACAACTTCAATCGCTTACATAGAAACTCTGTATATGAAAGCCCAACTCAAAAAAGAGATTAAGGAACTTCGTAAACTTAAACAGGAACTAAAGAAATGAATGATTGGCTTAAGCAAATAGCACCTACCATAGCGACTGCGCTTGGTGGTCCATTGGCGGGGTTGGCTGTTGATGCCGTCTCAAAAGCAATTGGGATTGACCCAAAAGATGTTCAATCTACTATCTCTGAAGGTAAGTTATCTGCTGACCAGATAGCAGCAGTCAAACAGGCTGAAATAGCAATGGCTGCCAAGGCACAAGAGTTAGGTCTTGATTTTGAGAAGTTAGCCGTAGATGACAGAAAGTCTGCTAGAGACTTACAGGCTAAGACTCAAAGTTGGATACCCGGTGCAATGGCTATTATTGTGACCCTTGGTTTTTTTGGTATTTTGATAGGTTTAATGATGGAAACCTTAAAGACTTCAGAAGCCTTGATGCTAATGCTTGGGAGTCTAGGAACTGCTTGGACAGGCATTGTGGCTTTTTACTTTGGCTCTTCTGCTGGTAGTCAGAAGAAAGATGAACTCTTACATCAAAGCACACCAAAATGAACTTATCTGAAAACTTTACTCTTGATGAGGCAACGTATAGCGAAACAGCTATTCGGATGCACATTAACAATCAGCCAGACGAGAGACAGTTAGAGAACATGAAGTCGGCTGCACAGCAATTGGAGGCAGTCCGCAATGTCACAGGCGCTCTTCGTGTTAATTCTTGGCTACGCTTGCCTGATGTCAACGTGGCTGTTGGCGGTTCTAAGGTATCCAGCCACATGGATGGTTGGGCTATTGACTGCTCTTCTACTGCTCACACTCCTTATGCGCTATGTCAGCTTGTTATAGGCGCTGGCATCAAGTTTGACCAAATGATTCACGAATACGGTCGGTGGATGCACATATCCTTTGCGCCTGAGATGCGCCAGCAAGGATTGACAATCTACAAGCCTGAAGGAAAATACAAGATAGGTATATTGACAGAGGAGCAATACCATGCCAGCTAAAAAAGGTTTGTACTACAACATCAACAAGCGTAGGAAAGCGGGTCTTCCCGCTAAGAAGCCCGGTCAAGCTGGCTACCCTACTGCTGAAGCATTTAAGCGCTCTGCAAAGACCGCTAAGAAACGCAAGGCTAAACGCTAATGCCAAAGAAAACTAATCTCTCTGTTGGCAGAGGCGAGAAGTTATCTGTCAAAGCCGGTGGTGGTTTGACTGCCAAGGGTCGGGCTAAGTACAACAAAGCTACTGGCAGCAAGCTCAAAGCACCAACTAAATCAGGACCTCGCCACAAGTCTTTCTGCGCCCGTTCTAAGAACTGGAAAGGCGAGAGAGGCAAAGCAGCGAGGAAGCGGTGGGGTTGCCGTTAAATCTTTCTAACCGCTAGTTGGTAACCAAGCATTAGCAATTCTGCTTTCTCGCTAAACAAGGTTACAAACAAGTCCACAGCCAGTTTAGGGCGGTGCAAGATGCCCGGCACATGATTCCATAGGTAGTCATCAAAGAGCATGATTCCACCGGGTTTAAGCAGCCCAAATGCCATGCAAGCATCAGTCATTACATCAGGTGCGGTATGACTGCCATCAACATAGATGAAGTCATATTTATCACCGAGACGAATAACTTGTGCCAAGCCCTCATAGGATGTGGCTCTGATAGCCTCAACCACTTGGTCAGCGACTTTGCCTTCATCAACATTTTGTTTAAATGTTTCAAACAGTTCATTGAGGTCTAACCCCATAGCAGCGTGTTCCTCGCTACCTTGGAATGTGTCTATGCAAGTGAGCTTGCCATCAGGGTCAAGTCCATTTTGAAGCATCCAAACGCTTGCTCTGCCTTCAAAACAACCTATCTCTAGGAAGTCTTGCTTAACTTGCAAGGCGCTCATGCAGAACTCAAAGTTCGGGATGTTGTGGCTAAACCAGTCTTGAGTGAAGTTCATGGTGCAGGAATAAGTTGACCCTCAAAGGCGTATGTGCCAATGTGAGCGAGTTGAACCCAAGGCGCTGCCCAGACTTTGATGCCGTTGTCACGCGCCAGCTTACAGAAGTGATAGTCCTCAGACAAAAGGATGTTGGTAGGTCGCTCTATGCTTGTCGTGTAGTACTCGCTAATCATGTCATCTTTGAGAGTATTGGCAAGGTCAACCACATTATTTGTATAGGTCGGCACTTTGTCTTTCAGCTTCTCAAACACTTCACGCTTGATAAGCATAAACCCTGTACCGCCATTCCATATCTCTACGGGCTGATTTATTGGCACGGTCACCGAGCCTGAGTAGTCCACAAGATTGACCACAAACGCGCCTGTATAAAACTTGAGCTTGTCTGTGTCTACATTGTTGTCCATAGCTTGCTTGACGCTAGTCCAGTTAACTTCTTTCTTGGGATAGATACCGCAAATGATTTCCTTGTCTGCCTCAATCATTGGGAAGATATGCTCTGGTTGGAACTTAATATCTGAGTCAATGAAGAGTAGGTGGGTGGCTGCTTCCATCTTGAGGAAGTTGTGCGCCATAGCGTTACGCGCCCTGGTTATCAGAGATTCGTTAAACATGAATGAGAAGCTGACATCTATGTTTTGACCGGATGCCATCTTCTGCAATTGCATGACTGACTGGACATAGAAGCCATAGCATTGACCGCCATACATGGGTGTAGCGATAAAGATATGGTTCTTCTTTTTCTCCTCTGGTGGGAGTTCCATTGTTCCCACAAATGGGATGTCAACGGTTTCTACTTGTTTCTTCTTTGGCATGGGTTTCCTAGTTAGGTTGAATGGGTGAGGGGCTACCCGAAACGCTGCCCCTCGGTAGCGTTCCTAACTGTCCTCTAGGGACTCGGCTTCGGGATGCCGGGGGGTTATTTCTTCTATGACTACATGAAGCAGACCACCTTTGATTTGCTCTCCTCGAATCATCTCAATGTGGTCAACTTGGAAGTCGTTGTCAAACACTCCAGCGTGTTCTAGTGCATCAAGTACCGCTTTGATACGGTTGTCGATGTCTATTTTTCTCTTGTCTCTAGGACGCAGAATTAGTGTTAGTTTCAATTTTTTGTCCCCAAACTTAGGAATGTTGTTTTCAATTACAAATGCTTGGACAGCTTCTCTAAACTCCCTTCCCTTGGCGCTCATCACCATGTGACCGCGAAAGTTGCGGTAATAGGTGTTAACGCTTGGGGGAAAGGGTAGAGAGAAACTAGCCATCAAAACGGCACGTCACTATCTTTAGGGTAGCTATTGACTTCCTTTGGATACTGCTGCTTTTGTTTGTTCCAGTTAGGGTCATTGAGTTTGATGTTGTAGTAAGGTCCAAAGCCAGCATCGTTCTCCCATGCACCAAAGGTAATGACTTGTCCTTCGTACATGAACGTGCCTTTCCAGTCTGGCTCGGAAGAACCCTGTTTTTTGTAGGTGTTCTTTGTCATACGCCCTTTCATCTCTAGGGGTACAAACGGGGGTTTCTTTTGGTTTTCCATGATTTTCCTTTCAACGGTAGATATATCGGGCATACTCGCGCCCACCCTCTTTAACCATAGTTGTAAGGATTGGATGTCCTTGCTTCCTAAGATATTCGATATGGGCTGCAAGCCTGAATGAGCCATAGTTATTTAATGCGTCCATTGGAGTTAGTGAGCCAATATTCTGAAGGTGCTTCAAAATATTTTCTCGTTGGCTTCCATGTCGGCTACGAACTGGGACGCTGGTGACTTTGGGTGTTGGTTTACCCCCACCTTGGCAAGCTCACTACGAATCTTGATTTTGTCAAAACTGTTGAACTTCTCAGTCACTTCCTTGTTTGCTTCTGCAAGAGCAGCAATCTTCTCTGTGCGCTGTTCATCAGTCAATTTTGTTGATTGCATCACTTTGCTTGCTAAGTCGGCATAGGCTTCTATCCAGTCGCTAGGAGTCTCATAAAGGGCATAGACCTCACCATCAGGCTTAATGATGGGGTAGTCACCAGTAGAGGCTTCTATGACCTCTACGGGCTGTTTAACGTCTTCTATGACCCCCATGTGTTTAGGACCATCAAAGTCCATAACTTCCTCGGTTGCATAGTGTCCCAAGATACAGGCTGGATAGATGCTTCTAACAGCCCTAGAGATGACTCGCGCTCTGAGCATATCTTCAGGGTACTTAGACCAGCCTGAACCCTCGCGGTAGATACCGGCTTGCTTTGCCATTTCAATAGTCCATTCCACCGTCAGGCTGCCGCCTTGTGGGTGCTTGAATGTCCCCTTGACTGCCTTGGGCGTGACTACATCCCATTGGACAGAGCCACCAGAGAGTTGGAAACGGGCTAGGATAGCTTGAGACTTCAGGGCTGGCTTGCCTTGAATGATGTCGTACTCTTGCACGACAGAGGCGGGGTGCTTGTTTTCTGCTTGGGCTACAAGCATTACAGCCATGACTTGCTCTTTGGTTTTAAAGCCGTAGAAACCTGATTTGACGATACTGTCAGCCATGACTGTCATGTCTGATACAGGGATGATGTTACTCATGTAAATTTCTCCAAGATAGTTAGGAATGTTTCTATGACTGAGGATGCAGCCATTACATATATTGCGATGTCTTGCGTAGTCACAAGTCCCTCGCTTTCAACATTGCGTCTGCCACCATGTAAGCCCTCTCAGCAAACTCTTGTGGAGTCGCTTTGAGTGATGGTTCTGCAAGCATCCCTTGCAAAGCCTTGGCTGCAAAGTAATCTCGCATCTTCATGCCTTTGTCGGCAGTACCCGTCTTAGGGTCGTGTCCACTAGGAAATGCGTTCATCTTTGACCTTTCTGCCGGGCTTGGCTTTAGGAGTACCGTCAACCTTCAGACCCCACCGAGCATCTTCTAGGTTGGCTATGCGTCTAAGAGCGCTATGGAACAAGTCTTCTAGCATGACTACTTCACGCTCTAGGCGCTCTAATCGTTTTGTTTTGAATAGCAGCATGATTAACCCTTCACTAAGAATCTACGGCTACCAGCTACCTCACGCACATAGGACTTGTAGACATCTGGCATGGACTGCTCAAAGAGTTTCTTATCAAAACTCAGGCTTGGCTTGGCTGACTTCCAAGTGGCTAGGACTCTGCCGTCTAGGGTTACCAACTCGCTGTTGACCCCCATAAATTTCTGTATTTCTAGCTTGAGCTTCTCTTCCTCGTCTTCCCAGTGTGCGAGTTGTGTCTTGGTGTATTGCAAGGCTTGCACCATTTGCTCTAGAGACTGAGGTGCGGTGATAGAGGTAGGTGCGGATACAGAATAGATTAGTTTCGCTTGCTCGGTAGTCTCAGGTTCAGGGTACTGCTTAGACGCAACGTGTCCCCAGAACTTCGCCATATCTTGGATGAGCTGCTCTTTCTGCCCTTCTTCAATGGTGAACTTAAACACTTCAAAGTTTTGTCCACCGAATAAAACAGCCAACACAATGTCGTTGATATTGTGGACTGCCGCTTCGTGGATGAGTTGTGCCATATCAGCCTGAGGGATGATGTTGGCTTCGGTGTCGAACTTGTTTCGTATGCCAGCGTTGTAGTTTTTGACTTCCACAAGCGTTTGCCCATCCACCGAGATGAAATCAAAGTGTGACTTGAGCCATGTTTCCTTTGGATGCGTGAGCGCATAGTCAGCCTCTTTCAATTCAATACCTAGCTTGGCACTAGCAAGTTGTCCGATAACTGGCTGCATGACGTGACCCATTTGGACTGCTTCAATCTCTGAGAGGTCAGGGCGTTCCTTGACACCTAGCTTCTCAAGCACAGCATCGTTACCTCTGCCATTGGCTGCCATACGGCTATCGCCTGACCACCAAGCGTTATTGCGTATCTCAGGCGCAAAATCATTACGGTCATTAGCCATTAGTTTTCTCCTTGGTCAGGTAATAAACGGCTTCTCCGAGAGCTTGGGCAACAATCTTGGTGCTTGCATACAGTTCGATGTACTTCTCTAAATCATCTTGCAACTGCTCAACCTTATTGTTCAGCTCTGCCTTAGACAATATGCACTTCTTAAGGGCTAGTTCTAGGTTGTTAGATTCGTCTTGCACTTCTCTGAGAAAGGCTTTATCTTTCTCTGCTTGTGTGTGCAAGTCTTTGATAGTGTCTTTTAGTTCTCTGTTCTCTTGTATTTTTCTCACAAGAGAGTCTTGCAACTTAGTTGCCATTTGGAGTCTCCTCTTCTGCTTGGTTTAACTCGAACAGCTTGCCGTCTAAGTCACAGGGACTAGTGGTCATACGCATGGATTCGCAATATGAATACTTGGCTTCCCCAGTAACGAGGTTAATAACCTCTGAGGCTTTGCAACGGTCGTAGTTGGCTACGCTGCTACTTTGCTTAGATGGAATGTGCCACTTACAGTCAGCACAGATTAATGGTTTCATGTTTCCCCTTTCGGATAGTTAGGAATGAGTAAGTAATGTATCACGCTTATGATGATTAGTCATTGTATTTATTAATCGGATTATCCTTTCTGATAGTTAACATTCTTTTAGACATAGTTTCCCCAAGGGTGAGAAGCTCTCCCCCAAGCCCATGCGTATGCACTAGCTTCCCCATAGGGATGCGATTCATTCGATATGGGTCTTGTCTCACCATGTCCCCATATCTTCTGAGATACCTCGCACACAGTTCTCTAGGGTTATCAACGGGGTGATGCGCTGCCCTATGTTCTCTTCCAAGCCGCCCATGTAGGCGCTCTGCTATCGCGTGGAGTGCGATTGAAGACGGGCAACAAAAAAGCCACTTAACCCAGAACCCCTGTCGAACCCCCGATATATTGGGGAGGGATACTGGCTTAAATGGCTTGAAGTTATTGCGTTCGACTGCAACGGTTCGGACTGTATCACAAGCCATACAGGAATTGCAACATCTTTTGAATCCCATCTTGGTCTTGCGAGTAGGTATTCTTTTCACACTTTTTAGACTCTTGAGACACCTTTTTAGACTTTTGGGGAGGTAGAAGCTCTGGGGGGGAATGTAAAGACAACACGCTTTTTGTCAGCGTGAGGCATATATTCTTTGGTTTCTTGGGGAATATTTGTCTTAAAAACGTCTAAATTTCTTGATGGGTGCTTCAGTTTGCGTAAGGCTTTTGCTTCTATTTGTCTAATTCTTTCTTTGCTGAGATGGTAAGACTCGCCAATCTCATCAAGCGTCATGTCTGACCAGTACCGCATAAGCATCACATTCTTCTCTTGAGTGTTAATAAACTCTAGAGCAAGGTTGACTGACTTAACAATGTCCAGATGCTCGTCAATGTCTGCTTGCTCTTTGGACATCCATTTGGGCAAAGACTTAAAAACCTCTGTCTCAGGCTCATCATTGCGTGACCGCCAGAGAGTGCCAACATCTTTGTGAAAAGTAGCAAGAGGGGCTTCTTTGACTATTCTTCTTCTCATATCTTGTCACCTATCAATCAGTACCAAAAAGATACAAAGCCCGATAAACACACAAAAGAGTATGACTTCTATATCAGGCATGGTTACTCGGACAATCGGGGCAATGTTGTGGGCGGTCATTACATACCCCTAGATGCTTGCACTCATAGGTATGTTGTGGAATACGCGCAAAGGCTTCATCTTCAGCTTCTTGGTCTTGCAACTCGCGTATGGTGCGCTTGCGCCAAGCAGTTTTTCTAATACGGCAACCCTCTTCACAGTCTCTAAGACATAGGGACAGATAGGGGTAATGGCAATCAGTTTGGTCTCTCATATGGCAGGTCTCCAGTAAGAATGAGGGCGATTGTTATCAGATAAACGGGTGCATTGTGACCTTCCCGGACACGATTCAAGAGGTGTCTAGCGTCTTCTAGGCTCATTTGATGTTCTCCACTTCTTGAATTCTCTTGCCAATCCAAGCCATCACCGGAACAGCCATAGAGTTGCCAAGAGCCTTGTATCGAGGTCCATCAGGCGTTGCCTTGTCCCTTGGTTTGATGTCGGTGTAATTGTCGGGAAAGCCTTGCAGACGTTCACATTCGACTGGTGTGAGCCTTCTGACAGCCATATTCACATTGACTGAGGCATGAGTGCGACGAGTCAGAGTTTGGAATACACCGCCAGTACTCGGCTGTTGCAGAGACATATTTGCCTCAAAACCTATAGGTTGCATGACAGAGGGACCTGAGCTAGTTCCATTACCGCTATGTGTTGACATGGTGGCAGCCACATCTCCTGTGATTGCCCCGTTGTACAGGTCTGTGCCGACCGCATGGGTTACGCAAGGTTGCAATCCACCGCCTTGCATAGTGTTTAGAGTGGGAGATGCGCCATCCATCGGGTAGATTCTTGGCACTCCATCTGGTGACCTTGGCTCAAAGAATATCGGCTGTGCAACGTGCATTTGACTGCCTTTTGCTAGGGTGCTGACGGGTAGACCTGGCTCTACTCTTGTGCCATTGACCTTGCTAGTTATCTGCGCCATATTAAAACTGATTGGTTGAGCTAGGAATGTCTCACTTCCACCGCCCAAAACCCCGCCACTAGCCTTAAGCGTTCCTCCGACATCTGCCTCCCGGTAACCAGCTAGACTACTTTCAAAAAAAGCAGATGAAGTTGGCTCAGGTATGAAGAAACCCTCTGCCTCTCCAATCATTTGATTAGTTACTTGTTTGGCTATTTCGCATCCGATTGTTGGGCAGTAATCCGCAATGCCTCTTCCAGAGTACTTGGAAGAACTTTCCCCCTTCTTTCTGCTCGGCGTAGGATGCCTTTGCAAGCTGTAGCGCTCAAAAAGTACTGCTGCGGCACGTCTCCAGTCTCCAAGGTATCCGACAACGAACACACGTCTGCGTCTTTGTGCCACTCCAAAGTACTGAGCGTCAAGAACTCGGTAGGCGAACCCATACCCGAGTTCGCCCATCCCTCGAAGTAGTGAGGCAAAGTCGAGTCCTCCGTTACTGGATAACACGCCGGGGACGTTCTCCCAAACCAACCATCGGGGGCGATATTGGCGAGCAATGGCAAGATAGGTGAGCATGAGGTTGCCACGAGGGTCATCCAGTCCTTTTCTGAGTCCTGCGACTGAGAAGGATTGACAGGGAGTTCCTCCAACGAAAACATCGACATTTGACTCAAGATTCCACTCCTTAAATTTAGTCATGTCTCCAAGGTTAGGCACATCAGAATAGTGGTGTGCTAAGACTTGTGACGGGAACTTCTCTATTTCAGAGAAGCCAACAGCTTTCCAACCCAGTGGATGCCATGCAACAGTAGCAGCCTCAATGCCACTACAAACGCTGAGATAGTTCATTTAGAAAGCCTTGGTGGAGTCCAACCAAAGCGTTTCCAAGTAGTCGCTACATTGGTAGCCCTTGCTGGCACATACTCAAAGTCGGGGCTTGTAAGCCTTACAGAGGGCAATACAGGGCACTTTGTAACTGGCAAAGGGGTGAGTAAGGGTTTGAGCATTTGGCAACCTCACAGAAAGATTAAGAGGGTTACTGTCACGACAAAGATTAAAGCACAGATTAGGTCATCTGAAGTGGGTGCAGTAGAGCGGGGAAGGTCACGCTCAATCTGCTTGGCGATAGAGGCAGTAATGTCTTGGTTGACCTTATCAAAGATGTAACGGGATTGCATGGTCTACTCCTTGTTTAGTTAACAAAATCAATGCACAGAAGAACTGAACCTTCAGGGATGAACATAAAAGCCTTTTCTTCAGCCCATTGGACAGAGTGGGCAGAGTCGGAAGACTCATGCTCAACCACCTCATAACCTATGTCACCATTGGCAAGCTCATAGGTCAACTTCATTAAGTTAAGTTCTAGTTTCATTTGCTACCCCTTAATATGTTAGGAAGATTCCATTGTCGTGATTAACAGGATTAGGTCAACACAAATATCTTAATGGCAAACTCAACTTCAATTAACTTTATCTATCAATAGTTATTAACAACTTATCAACAATAACTAGCACACTATGTAGATACATATGTTGATACTATGATAGAAAGATTATTATGTTATGTAGTTAACTATGATATCTACATAATATGTTATCTACATAGTATGGTATCTACATACTATATATATTATATATAGTAAATATCATATGTAGTTAATGGTATTACATACATACTAACTGTCAATATATTATCAACATAATGACAATGTAAACGAGAAGGGGTTTCAAAGACAATGTCAACACTCTGTCCTCTTTGGAAAAAGGGGTATTGCTCTGCTGTGTTTTGGACTGGCTCGAGTTAAGTGGGTGAGTACTTACTTACTTGTCTAAGTTAGTTAGCACTTACTGACTTTGGGTAAGTTGGTTAGCACTCACTAACATTGCCAGCGAAGTGAGCGGTTACTCACTTGGGTTCAGAGGGCGGTAGGAGTGTGCCCCTTTCCCCTTTCCCCCCAAAAAAAATATGTGTTTTCCTGTATAGTCACTTTGCCGGTTGCCTTGCAGTTGCCGGTATTTCCTTTTATGGGTTTAGGGTTGTCCTTGTGATGACCCTTTTTTTTGTCTATACTGCCCAACATGGATAGGGGGATGCAAATGATTAGCATGGAAGTAAGTAAAGATGTGCCTGTGCCACCTGATAAGCGGCGGTATCCGTACAAGGTGATGGAGGTAGGAGACAGTTTCTTTGTTGACGGTGGGAAGTTACAAGTGGTGTGTAACAACAACTACCGCACAGGGAAGAAGTTGGAACGTAAATTTATCGCTAGATGCGAGAAGGAAGGGGTGAGAGTATGGAGAACGGCTTAGTCAATGGTCATAACGCCATGATGCCTATGGCTGCTGAGGACATGAAGAAGGCTTACATGGAGCGTGTGTATGCCATGAGTCATGCTGAGTTGTTCCATGAGCTGATGCGTGTGCATACTGAGTCTGCTCGTCTTATGCTGATGGCACAAGAGGAGATGGAGAAGGTACGGGCGCAACTTGAGCAATACGAACCTATCCATTGACCAGCAGTTATTGGAGAGTAGAAGGTGGCTTCAAGGGGAGATAAAGGCAGCCTTGGCTTGCAGGACTAAGAAGAGCAAGATTGCCTTAGTCGATAGGTGGAAATCGCAGTATTCGCCCATAACTGTGAAGGAGCTACTTAATGTTGCTAGGAACAAGTCGGCTGCCGGGGACATCATTCATTGGGAACTAGGGGATACAAATGACATTAACAGCAGCCGTGGTAACGGTAACCTCCGGTCGAGAGGAGCTAGAAAGGTGCGTTGAGAGTATTGAGGCACAAACCTACCCAGTTGCCATGCACCATATCGTCACAGACGCTATCGTGTCTTTTAACGACTACCTTGCCATGCGTAAAAGATACTGCTCTGACAAACGCTCTGTATCCTTTTGGGATGGGCGTATCGGAGGACTTGGGTTGGAAGGCAGAAGACTCTTTGCTGCTGCGCCATATCTGGTCAACGAGGATGTGCTGTTCATGTTGCCAGACGATGATTGGTTCAAACCTAACCATGTTGAGTCTTTAATGAGAATCATTGAAGATGGCAAAGACTGGGCGTATAGCCTGATGTCGGTTTATGACAGGGATGCAAACTTCTTGTTTGACGATGTGTGTGAATGTCTTGGCGAACTTCACCCTTCATACAACACAGGACTAGGGTTTGCCCCTACTGGCTCAATAGCCATGAGAACACCGGCTTACTGCAACTTAGCCAACGCTTACAACCATAGGGGGTTTGGTCCAGACAGGGTGTTCTATGACGCTGCCAAGCGGTTCTATCCGAACTTTGCTTCCTCTGGTCAACACACTAACTGTTTTCGTCTTGGTGGCAATGAGACATCTTCTAGCAAAGAGTTCTTTGAAGGTGGTAACAAACTCATGCTTGAGAAGTACAACGGCAAACTGCCTTGGGTTACCCAATGAAATTTAACCTTCAGCAGTTCTACAAGTTCTGCGCTCAACTTAAAATTGAGACAAAGGAGCAAGGTCTACGAAACATGGACCATCTTCTTGGAACACAGACCTATGTCATGGAAGAGATTAACTCTGGGCTAGAGAATGGGGTTCACTTCTTTGTTATTTTGAAGGGTAGACAGTTAGGGATTACCACGATAAGCCTAGCCCTTGACCTTTATTGGCATTTCACTAACGCTGGTCTTGGAGGCACACTTGTTACAGACACCGAAGAAAACCGAGATATGTTCAGAGGAACACTCGGTGCATACATGGATGGACTCCCCAAAGAGTACAAAATCCCCATGCTTGCCCACAACAGAAACTCTCTG